TTACAGGCTAGAGGGGTCTACGACCGGTAGGCTGAGGTCGTAAACATCCAGCATTGAAGCGCTGCGGTGGCCGCTTGCTTCCTGCTTATCGTGGCGGTTTCCAACCGTGTCAGTAATCCCCCGGCGTTTGAGGTCGTGTAGCCCAAAGCGCTGGCCATCTTCTATGATTCCAGCGGCTACGGCGCTCATCATCATGCGGTGCCAGGCGCTGTCTAAGCCTGCTCGTGATATCGGGTTGCCGGTGGTGCCGATGAAGATGGGGCGCTTCTCTGGGTCTAGCGGGATCGCCTTGCCTCTCTTTTCCCAACGTTTGTTGCGCGTCGCAATGGCGGCATCCCATGCCGCTTTTAGCCTGGGTGACCACCTAACAACATTATCGCGTGAACCTTTACGGCGGTTGGTGAGAATACCTTCCTCTTTTGCATTCGCTTCTGTGAGCGTGAGGACTTCGATCGCTCGCAGTCGGCACAGGTACGCGATCTCAATCAGACACCATAGATAGGGCGCAATGGCTCCGGTCTCGGTGGTGCGCCCTTGGCTTTTCTCAATGCAGAAGTTGGTGATGGCCGCCAGGTGCTGTCGATCGGGGAGGCGGTGACGCTTGCGCTCCTGGGCTACTTCTACGGTGGTGGCAGGATTGCTGGTGGCGTAACCGCGGTTAATGCCCCAGCGATAGAGACGCCGCAGGTAAGCAGCTACTTTGTTGGCTTTTGCGGGAGTGCCTTCTGCGGCGATTCTGTCCACTAGTCGTTGAACGATAGCCGGTGACACTCGATGTCTGTTTAGCTTAATGAATGGCTGCCCGTCTTTGGTTTTGAATCGTTCGAGCACGCTGTGTGAGTACACATAGATTTTCTGGGTTTTTGGTGCGAGCCGTTTGAACTGCTCACTCTCCATGAATTTATTGGAGAGCCATTCAAGACTTGTGGGGTCTTCGTGTTTAAGCTGCTCGACCAGGTGATAGAGATCGGCCAGGGAGGCGGCAGCGCTGGCAATGTTTTTGCGGCGGCGTGCTTCGCCATCTGAGAACAGGGTGTACCAGTTTCCGTGGCCCCGGTGGTCGAAGTAAACGCCATCGGGGAGTTTGGCTTGGTTAATGTGGTCGGGTATGTGGGGGTTGTGGCCGCGCTTGCGGCCAGACTTCTGTTTGGGGCGTGTCATAGGATACTGGGATCATAGCTGTCGTCGTTTTGAGCGCGTGTGGTTAAGCCGCCAGCCTGGTTGATCAGGTCGATGGTCGTCCAGGGGCCAAGGCGGCCCCTGAACACTTTGACGCCTTGCTCGATTAGGCAGCGCTCTATATCGGCTTGACGCTGGTAGCCGGTAATCACGCGTAGTTCTTCGCAGGATAGGACATTTGGATTAGCCATGGCTTGGCACCGTTTCGTTGTTAATGCCAACGGGTTGCAGGTCGTAGATCCACACGGGTGGGTTAGCGTCCCAACTACCTTTGCCGTTTACGGAATCCCATAGGTTCCAGAAATGCAGGAAGGCATCGCCGTTTTCATCGCCTTCAAACCCTTCTGCCTGCGCATCTTCATCGCTCATATCTTTCAGCTTCTCAAGGCGAACGCTCACAACATCAAACACTAGGCGGGCTGCCCAGCGTGGCATGAACATTGAAGGTCGCCATGGAAAGCTACGTGCCCGATCAAAGTTCTCGCGGTATACGCAGGCCTCATAATCATGATCAGGGTTTATCGTTTGAATGATGCCCGTGCTGCGTCGGTACGCCGGTTCTGGGACAAACGCGTGGGCTTCCTTCACGTATATCCGATCCCCAGGCTGAACCCGCGAATAAATCCGGTGCGTGGTGCCTTCCGCGCAAGTGGCTTTTAGGTACGGGCCTGGGTTGCCTGCAGGTGAGGGGCCGTTGTCGATCGTCGCGTTGGCGAGGTCGAAACCTGCAGCCTCCCAGCGTTTTTTGCTGATGCCGTTGCCATCGACCAGGGAGTTGTGAGCATCGACCACGCGGCGGGTTTGGTTTTTGCGGCCCTCCAGGAAGGCCTGCACCATGGCGGTGTTGAATAGTTTGCCGTGTTCTTTCATGCCACGCCCTCCATGTGATTGAGCGCTATTACCTGGTGATCGTTAGCGGCGGCGAGTGCTGCCATGGGCAGTGGGCTAACGCTGTTGCCGCACATGCGGGTTTGCGCGGTGATGGTGAACGGTTTGCCGTCGTGGCCGCGATCAATGATGTAGCTATCTGGGAAGCCTTGGGCGCGGTAGAGCTCACGGGGTTTGAGCATGCGCAGGCAGATATCTACGATGACGTAGGGTTTGCCTTTGATGTAGACGGTCACCAGGGCTAGGCGGTCTTTCGTGGTCACCGTCGTCATCGGTTCGTGCAAGTCTGCCCATTGGCCGCCGGTGCTGTGGTAGCGCATCAGGAATGCGGCCACCTGCAGGGCGCTTTCTTCTACCTGCTGGGAAAGCGTGCAATGCACTAGGCCGTGATGGTTGGCCCCGGCGGTGATGGTGTGTAGTGGTTCTTTCACGTCGGCGCCGTGCTGGTTGCGTCGTTGAACCATTAGGTGGGCGGTGACGATCTGCTGTTGGGTACCGCTGCCGGTGATGGTGCTTAGCGGGTCATCGGCGGCGCGGCCTGCGCCTTCGTAGAAGCCGCCGTTCATCTGTGCCATGAACGCGGTGGCCACGGCCATGCCACTGCTGGCCGTGATGGTGTTCATTGGTTCTTCAATGTCCCGGCTGCCGATGCCCCAGCGTTGGACGCCTCCGGGTTTACCCTGACCGTGGGCTAGCTGAACCAAGCAGGGTGAAGCCACGGCAAAGCTGCCGCCTTTCGGCCATGCGGTGATGGTGCGTAGTGGCTCGCTGATCGGTTGTACTACTTCGCCGGTACCGTAGTTGGCGATCGGCACGATGAAGGGCTGGGCAGAATTGATCACGAACTTATCAATGCCCTTGGCGATGCGCTTCAGCGTGTTCTCTGCGAGTGGGCGGGGGCGGTTGAAAATGCTCTTGCCTAGGTCTGACCAATCAATACACGTTGCCGCCGAAGCATAGCGCTTTTGGCCCTTGGCGGGTTTGCGGGCGTGGGTAGGGGTAGGCCATACGATGGGTTGACCATCGCGGCGGGCGATCAGATATAAACGCTTGCGTGTTGTGGGCGCGCCAAAGTCACAAGCGGCGATCGTGCGCCATTCCACTTCATAGCCTAGGGCGCGTAGACCGCCGATAAAGTGCCGCCAGTTTTGGCTGCGGCGTTTCTTATCCGGTACCAGGAACTGTTCATTGATCGGGGTTCGTTCACCGGGAGCGGCTACGGTGCCGTCGATTTTCAGAACACGGCCCGTTTCTTTGCAGCGCTTGGCGACCAGTGGGCCCCACTGCAAAATCTGCTCGACGTTCTCCAGAGTGATAACACGTGGGCGCCCTAATCCTGCCCATTTGAGACCTACCCAGCTAAGCGAGCGTATAGCGCGCTTCCTTGGCTGCCCGCCACGGGCCTGGCTGTGATGGGTGCAGTCGGGGCTCATATGCAGATGGCCAATGGGCCTACCCCGCGAGGCTGCGATCGGGTCGACTTCGTATATGTCGCACTGATAGTGCTCGGTGCCGGGATGGTTGGCGGTGTGCATGCTGATGGCGTCGGGATCGTGATTGATGGCCACGTGCACGGGGCGCTTTAGACCCATTTCTAAACCGGTGCTGGCACCACCACCGCCGGCGAATAGATCGACGTTGATTTCGCCTTCATAGTCGAGTGCGTATTGGGTGCGCCAGTGTAAGGGCTGTCGTTTCATTGGGTGGCCTCCAGCATGGCAAATGCCATGGCCGCTAGGTGCCAGCCGATCAGAAAAGAGCCTGCAGAGACCAGGCCGATCACGGCACCGAGCGATGCGACAATCAGGCGATCGCTTAGGATTGGGCTGCGGGTGTCGACGAATAATGATGCGATGAACGCACCGCTAAGTATGCCGATGGCTAGCACGTTAAGTGTTTGGAGGTTCATGAATCACCCCCATCTTCACGAATAATTTGATTGCCAACCAAAATAGCGACGTTAGCTGCTTGCTCTCTGGGGTGGTCGCCAAACTTTTTCCAATCAATATGCCCGTTGCGTAGCTCTTCAGATACTCGTAAGCAGCCTTGTTGTTGCTGTTCAGCGCAGAGTGCTTTGAGGCTGGCTTTTGGTGCGCGTTTCAATACAGCCTTGGCTTCATTTGCATAAGCGGGAGTAACTTGCCCGTCATGGGCAAGGTTGTGTAGAACTGACTGGCAGGCCGTGAGCTCTCGAATTAACTCTGCTTTGTAAGCTGCCAGTGAATTTCGCTCGTCTACCACCTCTCTGACTAGCACTGACTCAATGCCCGCTACGCCGTTACCAAGTGCAGTTTGGATCTCGCCCAGCGTCGCGCAGGCTTCAGCAAACATCCGCTTATGTCTGTCGAGTTCCTTCTCTACCTTCTGCCTTAGGCCTATCTGGTGCTGTTCGGCGATGCGGTAATCTTCAGCGTCTCCATAGGCAGATCGGGCGGCATGCTCGCTGCTTTGGAATGTGGCTCGCCAGGCTTCGTAGTTCATAGCAGGCGCTCCTTGGGTGGATTGTCGCCAAGGGCTTCGAGCTTATCGACTGTTGCGTTGAACGCCTTGGCGATTCGCGTACGGCGGCCACCGGTTAGGTGGTCGGCCAAGTTATGACCGCAATCCAGGTGGTCGTGAGCACCGGCATAGGCTAGGTAGAGGCGGCGTGCACGGCCACGCAGTTGACGGATGCGGACGCCTTTTAACAGTGCTTTCATCCCCGGCCCCCTTGCCCGTAGGCTTTCAGGGCTTCGGTAAGCGCTTCGTGTGGGCCCCATTGACGGATGTAAGCGTTAAGGTCGCCAGCAGAGAGCCACATTTCATCATGGTCGCCTTCGCTGTGGATGATTTCGATCCGTGTTGGTACCAGTCCGCGCTTAAAGCGGCGATTGCTGAACTCAACGAATCGAAACTGTGGGTATTGGGGCGCTGCCTCGGGGTGTTGTTGTGGGGTGCTCATGCAGCGTCCTCCCCGGCTTTCGCATAGGCGGCGGCGCGGTCTTGGCGTTCGATTTCGGCGAGGATCAGGGCGCCTGCTTTGACTAGGTCGCGGCGGGGAGTGGTGGGTTTCCACCAGGCGCAATCAAACGGCCAATCGGTTGTTAGCATATTGCTGGTATCGGATGCACCGCGTTCAATGGCGTTGCCTGCAACTGAGGCGTAAGCGCCCGCTGCTCTGGCCAGTTCGCCTTTCATGTAATGGTCGTCACGCTCACGGCTAAAGTCTTCCATTTGCATTTGTCGGGTGCGCTCTTCATAAATCGCTTGCCCTGCTCGTGCTTGCGGATTAACAAGCTCTGAGTAGTCGGGATCAGAGCCTAATAGTCTTTGCGCAAAGAACGTCTTGGCGCGAACGGAGACGAAGACGATATCGCCATCTTCGGTTTCAAACCGGGCGATCTCTGTGAAGCCTCCGGGTGGGGTATGTTCGAGCGCCTCGATGTAGGCTTCGTAATTCTCAGTGAACCGGGCAAAATCTTCCGGTTCGTCATCTTCGTTCGGTAGCTCAGTGCTGCGGACATTCACGTCAAAGCCGAACGGCTCCAGAATGTCACTAGCGGGGCGTTCCTCAAACAACGGGTGTGCGAGTAGTTGATGCATTGGTTTGCTCTCCGGTGGTGGAACCCCACCGCCCGTGGTGGTTGGCGGCGGGGTAGTCTTGCGGGTGTTGTTGCTGTTGATTGGGTGCTTATTTGCTGAATGAGCCCAGTAGTAGCGTGGCTTTTTCGTCAAGCTCGCCCTGCAGCACGTCTTTAAACTCCTTGGCCATTTCTTCTTGTGCGGTTTCCAGCCCGATGATGCGAAGCTTTAGCTTGGGCTTGATGTCGTCGGTCAGGATCGAGACGCGCATTTCAAACGTGCGGAAGGCCAGGCCTTCGTAGGGGATGCAGTGGAAGCGGATGATATCCGGCGTGGCATCGCCAGCGCTGGCATCCAGTGCGTCCATGCCGCTGCGCTTGGTGTTCCAGTCGCCTTCCTCGTGGGTGCGCTCAGACGATGCTTTGATCTCTACTTTGCGCACGGCGTTGGCGAGCTGCTTGGCCGTTAGCTCCTGGCCGTTGCTGTCGATCCCTGTGATGCAGTGGTGCCAGTCCTCAATCCAGTGGGCCAATTCCTTTTGGGCGAAGCTTGAGCCGTTGGCTTGCAGGCAGGCTTCATAGGCGCCGGTTTTCTCTAGGCGTAGGCTGGCGGTGTGCTCGCCATGGCCTGGTGTTGCTGGGTTGCCTAGGTCAAAGAACGCCTTGGCGCGCATGGCGTCGATATCAACGAACACGCGGGCTTCATCTTCGGCGTTGACGTAGTGGCCGTAGTCTTCGATCGAGCTAGTAGCAAAAGCGCCGCGGAAGCGGAAGGGCGTTTCTTGATATTGCTCTAACGATGCCAGCGTATAGCCATCCGGTACCAGCAGCGTGGGCACGTCGGTGCCTGGTGCGCCGATCATAGCGGCGTGGACTAGCTGCTGGATTTTGTCGATTGCTTGGTGATCCATGTTGATTCCTTAATGCATTGGTTTGCGTTGGTGGGTTTTGGGTGTACCAGTGCGCTGGTTAGGCTCGCTGGGTGTTGCCTTGGCCTTCCGGCTGGAAGTCGAACTTGCCCTGGTTCTCTGGGAAGAGCGTGAGCTTGCCGCCGCGACCTACGTGAAGCGGGGTGGAGGTGGTGTTTTCCTCGGTGCGCTTACCCTTGAGCGTTGGCTCGATCTTGCTGACCTTGTGCGTGCAGCTGATCTGGCGGGCGTCGTCGATCTGTTTCATATCGAACGTGACGGTGACTTTGCCGGCCTTGCCGGTGGCGATGATGCCAGCAGCCACAGCGCTGAGCGCTTGGCCGACTTTGTCGCGGAAGACGCCGGCGTCTAGGTCATCCAGTAGGGCGTTGATATCGGTTGAGGTGGGCTCATTAGCCATGATTGGTTTCCTCTTACGTGGTGGTGTGGCCGTTAGGCCGTGGTTTTCGGTGTTGCTTCTGCAACATCGCGAAACTGGGTGATAGGTACCGCGTCAATTAGGCGTTGGTGCAGGCGTCGATCGCGGGTGGATGTTGTAAACAGCACATGGCGCTGGGCGTAGGCGGCTTCGATCGCACGGTGCTCAATGTAAGCGGCGAGCTGATAAATGCAGATGTAGGACTGCGCCTTTTCCGATACGTCTAGCGTGATCACCGGTAGCGGAATACGAAAGCTGCGCAGTACGCGGCGGAACGTCTCTTTGTTGAGGTTCCGGTAATACGCGAGGCGAACTTCTTCAACTGGAATCAGCACTTTGCCGAACTGCTGGTGTAGCAGCCCCACGGTGCTGTTGTCGGGTAGCGCTTCACCCCACTCGGGCATCGGCTCACTCATCGTTGGCCGCCTCACGCTGGATTTTGATATTGAGGCGGCTGGCGATGTAGAGCAGGCCGCGCTCGGTCACCAGCGTTTTGCCGTAGGGGCGTTCGGTGCCCAGGCCGCTATGTTCAAACGATTTCAGCTCAACGAATAGGCGACCGCTGCTGGTGTGTGGGCGGGTGCCTAGGTTGTTGGCGTCCAGCATGCCTAGCTCGCGTAGCTGCTTGCACAGGGTGATATGGCCGGTACCGAGTAGCGCGGCGGCTTCTTTCAAGCTGTAACGCTTGCCGAGTACGCGGGCGGCTTGTGGGTGTTGGGGGGCGTTCATGCGGCGTCTCCTGTTGGTGGGGATAGGAAACCTTCCAGTACGCGTGCCGTTGCCTGCAGCTCTTGAAGCGCGTGAGCGCCCATCCAAGAGCAGCGCCCCGGCAGGTATACGTTGATGACTGTGGGCGCTTTGAAGTTGCCCTTGTCGATCTCGCTGAACAGCAGCACGTGCACCGTGAATTCGTGAGCAATGCCTGAGTAGTAAGCATGAACGGCGTAAGTGCCTTGCTGGCTGATCGTGATCGCCAGCTCTTGGATGTAGGCCATGGCGTCGCGGTGCGCTTGGGTCAGCACGGTGGTAGCGGGGAGGTGGGCGATAGTGCTCATGCGGTCACCTCTAAAGTGTCAGCATGAGTCACGATTTCGTGCTCATCATCCAGGCGTTCAGCCAGTTCTTCGTAAAGTTCGCGGGGCGACCAGTCGTGGAGAGTGAGCCATGTATTCTGCGGGCATTCCAATAACAAGGCATTTGCCTTGTCTGGGTAATTGGTACGAACTTTAATTTCGATGCATATAGTTACCGTGCCACTCAACGTTGGCAGATCGAGCCTGCCGCCTTTGCGGCACAACGTACGCAGCGCACGTTCTTGTAGACGGTTCATCATGCTGCACCGCCCTGGCGGCGATAGCGCGCCGCTTCTTCAGGGGTGAGCAAATAGATAGTGCGGGATTTGTTACCAGCCAGGCGGGCGGCAACGCGCCCCGTGACGTGTTGCATGGCCTGGATGGCGATGTGGCTGTTACCTGCGGCCGGGTGCATGTACACCCGGCATGGTTGGGCATTGGTTTGCATTGTCGTTGCTCCGTGGTGGGCGGATTACGACAATGAGTTTTGTACACCTTAAGGTTTTTGTCAACCGTTAAGGTTAATAACCTTTTCGGTTACTTGAAGGCGTATTTCATAAAGTGATCCTCATCAATGATCATGACGGGATGTCCGCCATCTTTGAGAGTTACTGCTGCTTCGATCTTGCGACCATGGCTGGAATACATCCATTCTTCGTTAGCGATCGTGCCGATGACCAGGTAGTTGACCCGCTTCGACATGGATGATTTGCATTTACCGCCACGCTCTGTGACCAGCGCGGTGCATTCTTTGCGTGGCCCGTAGGCCATGATGCCCGTAAAGAGAAATGTGCGGTCGACAAACTCAATATCGAGCATTGGTTTGTCGAGGGGGAGGCGAGAAGGGCTGCGGTAGGCTTTCAGTTCGCCGTTGTCACCAGTCAGAGCGTGGATCATTTCCAGCAGCTCGGCTGACTCGTCATCATCAAGGTGGCCGTCAGACAGCATTTGATTAACACGTTCGTACAGAATGCGATAAACCGGATCATCCTGATAGGCACTGGTCTGATTCAGCCAGTATTGCAGAAATTCGGCTTCGGCCTGAACGATCTTGCCATCGGCAGCGAGGCCACGGGCTAGGCCGATGAGCTCATCGAGTGTGCGGCTCTGGACGCGCGCCTGGGCGTACTGCCTCAGCGGTGCATATTCTTCCATCTTGATTCCCCTTTACGTAGTAACGTCAGAGAACCTTAACGAGGTACAGCCCCTTGCCGACGACTTCCCAGGTGTCGTCCATCTTCATGTACTGTGGTTCCCATTTTGGATTCTTGGCGCAAAGGTAATAGTTTCCATCCTCGTACCGGATCTCCTTGAATGTCCCGCTATTGTTCTGTGTGCAGCGGGCGTAGACGACATCCCCAGACATCCATTCAGCCTCAGGATCAATCACGATACGATCCCTGGGGTTGAAGTCTGGCAGCATGCTGATGCCATCGAGTATCAGCACGAAGGCCCGATTGCTGCATGGACCTGGGGCTGGTACGTACTCCTCGATATCGGCCTCCTCAAACGCCTCTTTGAGGGCGCCGGCTGTTGCCATGCCTATTACGGGCAGCATGTGGCCCACTGGGTGAAGCACGCTGGCATCTTCTAAATGATATACCGGTGAGTTCTCTTGGGTGTGTATGCCCGCGTTTCGTATGTCGTCTAAATAGTTGCTGGGAAGGCTTAGCTTCTGTTCTATGTGGCGCGCTAACTTCTCGCCTATATTTTTGGTGGGATTTCTGCCCGCAAAGCTGCTGCACTGGCTGGGATGGCGATCCAGAGCGTCAGATAGTTTCTGCAGATTCATGTGTCGCTGCTCCATCACCTGATGGAGAAGCTCTAAGCGCAAGGCATGTATATTCATAAGGTTATTTTTCGATATAACCGCCAAGGTTGCGATAACCGTTAAGGTGTTGCTTTTATAATCTCTAGGTGTCATTCTTAATGGCATGCCACATTGGAGATACAGCCATGCAGCTTCGTGAATACTTAAAACAGCAAGATGAAGCCCAGCTTGAACAATTTGCAGAGCGGGTCGGTACGTCCACTAAGTACCTAAGAGCCCATGTGATTAGCGGTAGCCGAGGAGCTTCATTGAAATTTATGCGCGCACTTGCCCGTGGCAGTGAAGGTTCAGTTTCACTGTCAGAAGTTTTGCAGCACTACGGTGTTAGCAAGGAAGAGCTAGAGGCCGCCTAACGATTCGTTAGAGGTGCTGGATAAGCTGCTCGAAAGCAACTTACCCAGCGGGTGCCAGAGAGGGTCTGCCCACCACAGACCGATCCCTCACTGGACTTTTTGCAACGCAAGAGAGCAAACCAATAAAGCCCCTTGCGCTACAGTTCCCATCATACACCACTGGAGAGCTGTTGCGCATGGCATAGGAACGGGAGTAATGCCATGAGTAAACGCTGGCCCACATCACGAGATCGCGCTGAGCGCGAGATCCTGCCCCTTAATTTATCGTTGTATCACGCGGCGCGTGATTACCCTGGCGGCGGCAAGGCCATTGCTGCTGTTTATGGGGTGCCTGCTACCACGCTGCAGCATCGATTAAACCCCAACGCGGATACCCATAAGCTGACCGTCGATGATTTGGAGTACGTGCTGGAAGCGACCCGCGACCCGCGTATTTTGGATTCATTGCTTTCGTTGGTACCGGGCGCTCACTGGTTTGAGTACCAGGAAGCGACGAACGATAGCAGCGAACAGCAGTTGATGGAGTCGGTGGCGGAAATGTCTAGCCGTGTCTCTGACCTGTTGAGCCGCATCAGCGAGCATCGTAAGGACGGTGTGTATACCTCCGGCGAGGTTTCTGAGCTTAAGAAGCTGAAAGGGCAGTTGATAAGCGCCCTGCAGGGGCTGCTGGTGAGCGCTCAGCGCTTTGATGGGGAGAGCAGCCATGGATAAGGCCGATATCGCGAACGATTACATTGAGTGGCGGTTAGAGCAAGCGATGAAAGCTCGCCAGCAATGCGCCGCTTCTGTGCTTTCAAGCCGTGCAATCTGCAAAAAGTGTGATGAGCCGATCCCGGCGGCGCGGCGTAAGGCGCTGCCAGGGGTGCAGTTGTGTGTTGAGTGTCAGTCAGCGATGGAGGGGCGGTGATGGATTTACTCTCTATTGATGAGGTGCGCGTGGCGTTAACGCATATCCCCGCCGATGACCGCGATACCTGGGTGAACGTGGGTAATGCCGTCAAAACCGAATATGGTGATGACGGTTTTTTTGCGTGGGATGAATGGAGCCAAGGTGGTGATAGCTATAACGCAAAGGATGCGCAGAGCGTGTGGAAAAGCCTGCAAGCGGGCCACGTGCGCTTGGGTACGATCATCAAGCTAGCGGGTCAGCATGGCTGGAAGCGTGAGCGTAAGGAGATGAGCGCTGACGATCGGAAGCGGATGAAAGTTGAGCAGGAAGAACGGCGTAAAGCGCGCCAAGCCGAAATCGAAGCCGATGAAAAGCGCCGTGATGCGATGCGTGAAACGGTGGCCATGGCGTGCCGGCATTTCATCAAGAAGCACTGCCAGCGGGAAGGAAAATCCGCTTATCTGGATGCCAAGCAGGTGGAGGCGTTCGGCGTTTGGTTCCCGCGTTGTTCGGTGGTGATCAGTATCGATGACCAGGCGCAACGGGCGGACGTTTGGCCGGGCATGGAAGTGAAGCGGTTTTTTGATGATTTGCCCCAGCCAAGGCCGGATCACATTTCCTTTATGCGTATTCAGCAGGGCGATGTTGTGGTGCCGCTGCGGGATGTGAACGGTAAGGTGGTGTCCATCCAGGTGATCAAGCCTAACGGTACCAAGCTGTTTCCGAAGTATGGCCGCAAGTCGGGCACTTGGCACCGGATCGGCGCGGGGAGTGAATCGCAGGTCGTGGCGGTGGCTGAGGGTTATGCGACTGGGGCTAGTATTCACATGGCCACCGGTTGGCCGGTGGCCGTGGCGATGGATGCGGGCAACCTACAGCGCGTTGTTCCACTGCTAGGCCAGCTCTACCAGGGCGCTACGCTGGTGGTGTGTGGCGATGATGACCCGCAAGTGAAGGATAACCCCGGACGCAAGAAAGCCGAGGAGATCGCGCAAGCCATGCATGCGGTGGCAGTGTTTCCACAGCTGCGCCAGGAGGCCGCGTAATGGCAGATTGGAATGACCTGCATGTTGCTGAGGGCTTGGATGCTGTTAGGCATCAGTTGTTTGCTGCTTTGGAGGCGGCGAATGATAGTAGTCAACCTCTCCCCATCGCCCCCACTCTGGAGTGCGGTACCAGTGAAAAAGATCAAGGGCAGGAAATCGCGCCCACTCACCCACAGGAGGGGCAGGAGGAGAACCCTTACGGCGTTCGCATTCGCAAAGATGACATGCTCAATCACTTCCGGCTGATCTATGGCACGGACTTGGTCTGGGATGGTATGCGCGGCAAGCTGATTCGCGTGCCTCATGTTCGCGAGGCAGTTGGCCGGGAGACGTTTAAGGAGTGGCAGGATCACCCGTGGCGGATGATTGCCGAGGAGGTGGTGTTCGATCCTACCGAGGAGGTCGACCCGCGTTTGAGCGTGAACCTTTATGACGGTTTTAAGATGGAGCCTGACTCGAGAAGTGATGAAGGTTGCAAGCTAATCAGGGCGCATATCTACCGCCTATGTGGCAAACGTGATGCTGAGTTCTGGTGGTTGCTGAAGTGGATGGCATTGCCGTTGCAGCAGCCGGGTACCAAGATGGCCAGCGCCGTGCTGGTTCACGGTGCAGAGGGTACGGGTAAGTCGTTGCTGTTTGAGGGTATCTTGAAGCGCATCTATGGTGAGTACGGCGTGACGATCGGGCAGGCCCAGCTGGAAAGCCAGTTCACCGGGTGGCAGTCGCGGCGGTTGTTCGCGCTGGCTGAGGAGGTCGTGAGTAGGGCTGAGAAGGCGCATTACAAGGGCGTGCTCAAACACGTGGTTACCGGTGATGAACTCCAGATCAATGAAAAAAACATGCCGCTACGCAGTGAGCGCAACCATGTGAACTTCGTTTTTCTCTCTAACTCGACGGTACCGTTGGAGCTCGACCTGGGCGATCGACGCTACTTCGTGCTGCATGTGGAAGATGTGCCACCGCCTGAATACTTTGAGGCGCTGTCAGAAGAGATCGCCAGTGGAGGTGTTGAGTCTTTCTATCATTACCTGCTGAACCTTCCGTTGGCTGACTTCAAGGCACATACCAAACCGCCGCTATCCGACGCCAAGCAACGGTTGATAGATTCCAGCCTTTCGCCGGCACGGTTCTTTATCCATGAGTGGCGCAATGGTGATCTTGATTTGCCGTATGGAGTGGTCGCGGTGAACGACCTTTGGAAGGCGTTCTTACGATGGTGCGAGAACACGAATGAGTTTAAGACCAAGCAGCGGTGGTTCTGTGATGAAGTGGCTAGGGACATGCTGAGGGATCGGCGCGATATCCGTTACCCGGCTAGCTCTGGCCCGTTCAAGACGACCAGGTTGTTTGTGCCCCCTGAATATGTGGACAAGGTCGGCAAGCCGGGCTGGCCTGACCTGGCTAGCGAGCAGGCGCGGGCGTTCCGGTTCAAGGTGGAAGTGAAGCATGAGGATACTGGGTTATGAGTCAGACAGTCAGACAGACTATCAGACAGACTTTCAGACGCAGGAATACCGCCGCCATGCGGTTTCCGACAGTCCGACAGACTTTTACCGGATAGCCCATGCGCGCGCGTACGCACATGACAACCTTTATATATTACTGTCTGAATGTCTGAAAAATGAAGTAAGTATTTAATAAGTAAGATAAAAATTATCAGACAGATATTCAGACAGTTAATCAGACAGTCAGACAGGGGGCATGATGATCAAGGAAATAGACGAATTGCTGCAGCATTGGGCCGATCAGCTGAAAGGCCGGGGAATGCGTCAATGCTCACCTCTGGGACGCCTTGCCGAGTTTGGCGGAGTGATGCCTAGCGGTGGCCCTAAGGGCTCGCGTGATCTGCTGGGCTTGGGTGATATGGATGATGCGGCTTGGGAAATGCAGAAGGCAGTGAGCGCGTTGAGCGCTGAGTACCAGGTGCTGGCTCACGAGCACTATCTGTGGAATGGGTACAACGATGCGAAAGGTGAGCGCTTGGGAATGGCTGAAAGCACTTACTATGATCGGCTGCATCGCATGCACTACGAGCTTAAGCAAACCCTGAGAGAGAACCACAAGCGCTATAAGCGTGCATGAACCCCACTTATGTCTGTATGACGCCAGGATGAACCCGTTACATTGAAGGTTTGGCATTACCGACCTCTTGATGCCACCGGAGTGGAGGCCCATTATTCAGCTACCGTCTGATAGATGCGTCTCCATCTAGAAGCCCCAGCCACCCGCTGGGGCTTTTTGTTGGGCGCTAGACAACCAGTGCTCCCGTCCGTGGTGGGCGGTGCCTCGCATAGCTTCGGTTATGCGGGGCATTTTAATTTTAGGAGGTAGGCCATGGGCATGCGGTGGATTGATCACGTTAACGCGGTGCCCCATCGGCCACCTCAACGCACGACTGTGATGCTCTCAGCTGGGCATAGCGACACGGTGCCGGGGATCGTGGCGAATGGCTACAAAGAGGCCGATATAGTTCAGCTGTTCCGCGATGACGTTAGCGATCGGTTGAAGCACTTGGGCATTCAGCATGCCCTGGATGGCGAGCCAGGGGAGAACCTGCCGTTACGTGAGGCAGTGCAGATCGCTAAGGGCTTTGAGATCGCGATTGAATTCCATACCAACGGTGGTGGCCCTGGTGCCACCGGTGTTGAGACGTTATCCCGCGCTCATAACAAGCCGCTGGGGGCTGAGCTTTGCCGTGTGACGGCTGACCTGTTGGGCATTGCTAACCGTGGTGCTAAGCCTGAGAACGCTGGGTACCACGAACGGTTGGCGTTCGTTAGCGGCGGCGGGGGCCTTATCTTCGAGTTGTTCTTTCTATCCAACGCTGACGATCTCCGCCGGTTTAAAGATAACTACCAGGCGTTAGTCGATGCGGTGGCAGATGTGATCGCGGACGCGGCGCGGGCGGCGTGACATTCATTAAACAAAGAGTCTACCCATGCAGGAACGCGATCCTACTTTGTGGCAACAGGTGCTGACGTACATTGCGCTGGTTTGGCCCCAGATCTATGCGGGAGGGCTGGCGTTCGTCGTGGCCCTGATTCGTGGCCTGCATGCAGGTAATAAGGCAAGGCAGTCTTGGTTAGAGGCCATATTGTGCGGTTGCCTCACGTTTGGGCTGTTTCCTGTTCTGCACTATCTGGGGCTGCCTGGCGGGTTGGCTGCATCTATCGGTGCCATCATCGCTTTTAAAGGCACTGAGTGGTTCGGCGATCGTGCGGATGAACTCTACGAAAAGCTGGTTGGCAGGTGGCTGAAATGATCAAGCGCATTCTGGGAAACCTATCCGGTTGGATGGTCGCCGGGCTGTTAGGCATCACGATCTTTGCTGGCATGCAGGCTCGCAATTATGCGATGCAGCTATCGGCAACCGAGAGCGAGTTGGCTCGATCCCGCGATCAGGTAGAGATACTGCAGGAGCATCAGCGCTGGCAGCGTGAGCAGATGGAGACGTTGAGCGCTGTGCTCGCCACGCGTGACAAGCAGCTGCAGCGAGACAATGAACTGGTGGACATGATGCGCCACACGGCACGGCAACTGGAGAGAGACGATGCGACGACTAGCGATTGGGCTGGGCAGCCTGTGCCTGATGCTGTTAGCAGCTGGGTGCTCGACCTCCCCGAAGATGGTGACAGTACCGGTGCTAGTGATGCCGGAAGTGCCGCCGCACCTGCTGACGCCACTGAGTGAGCCACAGCGCCGTGTGTCGCACAACCGCGACTTGCTCCAGTTGCTGGCCGACTATGAATCGCTGCGCCGGCGGGCGAATGCTGACCGTGAGTCTGTCTATCAGCTGTTGCTTAAGCCGGGTTCGGCAGGCGAGCAATAAGTCTAGGTTCTTCTGGCTAGGTAGCGTCCTACACGGGGGAACATAGCCGCGGAATTCGTGCAGCTAAAAACTGCGCATGGCTTCCTTACTTTTAATCTGATCAATAGGTTAGCCGCATGACGTCAGTTGAGTTGATCAACGTTTGTCAGCTGGCGTTGCTTAACTGGCACGCGGCTGGCTTGCCTGCATCGGTAAATAAGCGGGCGCTGTCTGAGCTGCTGCTAGTGTCTGAACGATCACTGACGGAATGGCAGCAAAAGGATATGCCGGTGGCGGTGTCAGCTGGCCGCGGTGCCAGCAATGAATATTCCCCGGCTGAAGTTCTCGCCTGGCTACTGGTTCGCGCTAATGACACTAGCCGCGAATCCGCCAAAGATCGCCTCGACCGTTTGCGCGGTGACCAGCTTGAACGCGAGATGCTGAAAGAAGATGACGTGCTCGTGATGCCCGAAGATCTAGACGTTGAGTATGGCGCGATGGTCGAAGCCGCCCGCGCTGAGTTGCTGTTCAACATGCCTGATGCCTTGTCCGCTGAGTTAACGGCGATCCACGGCGAAGAGGTGGATGTGTCGATCATCCGCCGTCACATCGAAGATGCGTTATCCACATTGAGTAGCTATGAATCCAGCAGCCAACATGAACCGGAAGATGCGGAGGGCATTGAAGCGTAATGCCTCGCGTTGGGCTCGGACGTTGGCACAAAAATGGGCGCCCCCTGAACGTATCAGCACTCTGGATTGGGCGAACAAACACCGCTGGATGAGCGAAGTTGAAACAGCCAGGCCCGGTAAGTACTCCATTCACGTTACCCCTGCGTTGGCATTGCCGGGTGGGCCGCTTGAAGCAATCGACGATCCCAACGTTGAAGAGGTGTGCTGTCAGAAATCAGCGCAGGTCGCTTGGACATCCGGCGTGCTAGGCAATGCTCTTGGCCGCTGGATCGACATTGATCCGTCACCGATCATCGGCCTGTTCCCCAAAGACGGCGCCGCTAAAGAGTACGTGGCGGAAAAATTTGAGCCGATGGTGGAAGCAACACCACGGCTACGCAACAAGATAGACCTACGCTCGCGGAAGCTGCAGCAACGCCAGCAGTTCAAGCGCTTCCCGGGCGGCTTCCTGAAGTTGGTGGGTTCCAATTCGCCATCGTCGGTGAAATCGACGCCTAGCCCCCGCGGCTTTGTCGAAGAGCCTGATGACTGCAACCTGAATCTGAAAGGTCAGGGTGATTCGATCCTGCTGCTCAAGGAGCGTGGCAAAACCTACGGCCGGGGGCGTAAGAAATACATCATCGGTGGCACGCCCACCATCGCGGGCATCTCTTCGATCGAAGCTGAAATGCAGCTTAGCGACAAACGCCGCTGCCTGGTGCCGTGTCACCAGTGTGGCGAATCGCACGAACTGAGCTTCGATAACCTGGTATGCCCGACGACTGCCAAAGAGCCGCATCCCATTTATGGTGCGTTCCGACCAGAGCAAACCGTTTACGCCTGCCCGCATTGCGGTAGCGAGTGGAACGATCGGGATAAGAACGCCAACCTGCGTAAAGGGAAGTGGGTAGCCACCGCCGAGTTCCGCGGTGTGGCCGGCTACTACATGAATGAGTTGCTGAGTACCTTCCCCGATTCGCGCTTTGCGAAGTTGATGGAGAAGTGGCTATCAGCGCAGCACAACGCTGAGCAAGGCGATTTTAGTGACCTGATCGTATTCACCAACAGCTCAATGGGCCTGGCGTATCAGTTCAAAGGCGACGCGCCTGAAGTGGATGAGCTGAAGGATCGCGCTGAAGAGTATGCAGAGAAAACCATCCCCCGTGGTGGCTTGCTGGTAACTGCTGGTGTGGACGTGCAACACGACCGTCTAGCAGTGGTGATCCGTGCCTGGGGCCGTGGCGAAGAGAGCTGGCTGATCTACTGGGGTGAGCTCTACGGCAACACGATGGACAAGGTAGACCCGGTTTGGGCTGAGCTGGATAAGCTGCTGACCACCGGCTTTGAACATGAAAGCGGTGCCTCGCTTCGCGTTTCAGCGCTGACGATTGATAGCTCGGACGGCCACACCAGTGACGCGGTTTATGACTACGTTCGGGCACGGCAACGCCATGGTGTCATGGCGGGCAAAGGCGCCTCTATCAATAGCGAGAACAAGGAAATATTCAGCCGTCCGAAAATCTCAGACGACACGAACAGCAAAAACACCAAGGCCGATAAGTACGGCCTTCGCCCGTTTATCGTCGGTACCCATAAAGCCAAAGATCTGATTGACGCCCGCATAAGGCTCAAGGGCACTGGCCCTGGTCGCATGCACTGGTACCAAGACGTTCGCCCCGACTACTGGGAACAGCTCACGGCAGAGGTTAAGGCACCGCATCCGCGCAACCCGCGTAAGAAGGTTTGGCAGAAAAAGGCGGGGAAACCCAACGAAGCGCTGGACTGTGAAGTGTACGCATTGCACGCGGCGCGTAGCTGCCGAACCCATGTGCTTAGGGCAAGCGACTGGGATCGGCTCGAAGCCACGCTAACCCAAACAACCCTGTTTGAATCACCGGCAGAAATACCGGCACAGCCAACTGCTGGCCGCCGTCGTGGACGCCGTATGAGGAACCGAAGCGTATGACCCAACAAACCTACACCGACCGCCTGACCCTGGTGCGTGAAGCGATCGATAAGATTTTGTCGGGTTCGCAGTCATGGCGCTTTGGAGAGCGGCAATATACCCGCGCCGATCTGGGCACCCTGCAGCGTATGGAAGTTCACTACGCGAAGATGGCCGCGAAAGAACAAGCCGCCACACGCGGGCGAGGCCGTAACCGTATTCGCTATGTGGGGTTTTAAGCCATGGGCATTTTTCCAAATCTAGGCAGCGCCCGGGCCAAGCTGGCAGAGACACAAGCCCAGCAAGCGATGGAGGAAATTCAGCGCCTCAAAGCAACCCAGCCCAGCACCAAGGCCAACGTGGGCAGCGAGACACGCCACCGCGGTGCCAGCCGTATGATCCGTAGCATGTTGAGTTGGATCCCCGGCTTGGGTAGCCCGCGGCAGGATACGCCCACCAGCGAGCGTGAAACGCTGATTGCCCGCTCGCGGGATGCCTACCGCAACCACATGCTTGGCCGTGCTGCGATCAGCCGCGCCGCTACCAACGTAGTGGGCATGGGTTTAACTGTTAGGCCCAATGTTGATGGCAAGGTGCTAGGGCTGGATGACGACGCCACCGATGCCCTCAATGACCAGTTAGCGCGTAACTTCGCCCTTTGGGCACAGGAGCCTAATGAATGCGATGCGGAAGCCACGATGGACTTCTACATGCTGCAACGGCTGGCCTTTGTCAGTGCGCTGGTTAGTGGTGATGTGTTCGGCTTCACTCCGTTTGATCAACGAGTAGGCGGGTTGTTTGGCCTCAAGCTGCAGTTAGTGGAAGCGGAGCGGGTGGGTAACCCTTATAACATCCTAAACACTGAACGCGAGCAAGACGGTATTCGTGTGGATCGGTTAGGCAGGCCAACCCATGTAAGACTCTGCAGCGGCTACCCCAGCGACCATTTAACGCGGCATAACTGGGAATGGGTACCCGTGTTCGGCGCCGAAACTGGCCGTCGGCGGATCATGCAGTTGATGAATGAAAAGGATCGGCCCAGGCAACAACGAGGCGTTCCTTATCTGGCGCCCATCCTAGAAGCGCTGCAGAAGCTTGAGCGCTTCAGCCAGGCAGAGCTAACCGCCGCTGTGATCAGCGCGATGTTCACGGTGGCCATTACGCATGGCGACACCGATGAGGAGCAGGGCATTGGTGGCGGTGCCACCATGTGGGATGAGCAGAGCAACGATCCCAACAAACCAGCGCGGCCAGTGGTGCAGAGCAATCGGGATCATGAACCGGAAGGCGACAACCTAACGTTAGGCGAGGGCGCAGTCTGGGATTTAGAAGAGGGCGCCAAACCGGTGCCCATCAGCTCCAACCGGCCTAACCCCGAGTTTGACCCCTTTTTTATGGCGATCGTCAAAGAGATCGGCGCTGCACTGGATCAACCCGCTGAAGTGCTATTGATGCACTTTTCGACTAGCTACACGGCAGCTCGGGCAGCATTCAACCAGCTGTTCAAATTTGTTAAGCAGCGCCGCCACCATTTGACGGTGCAATGGTGCCAGCCCATCTATGAGCTCGTGATTGATGAGATGGTCGCCAACGGCATGATCACGCTGCCTGGGTATCGGGATCCGGCCAAGCGCCGTGCCTATACCCGTTCGCTGTGGATCGGTGAGCCGCTGGGTTCACTCAACGAACTGATTGACGCCCGCGCCGCGACGGAGCGCATCGCCAACGGCACCAGTAACGAACACCTGGAAACCATGGCGCTGCACGGTGAGGACTGGGAAGACGTTCACAAGGATCGCGCCCGCGAGATCAAGCGTAAAAACGAAGACGGCGTGCCGCTCTACATTGGCGGCAAGATTCATGACGACGACGCACAAACTGACTCGCACCCTAACCAGCACACCGCCTAAGCCCTGCCATTGAGCAGGGCTTTCCTTTTTGGAGATGACTATGAGAACCGCACTGGAGCTAGCGGCGGGTCGCCCGTGGCTGATGACCAGCGAAGCGCTCGATACCGTGATGGCGGTGGCTGATCGTCAGGGCGATGTGGAGGCACTGGAAACACGCCTGGGGCGCTCGCTGGATAACACCCGTAGCGTCACCGTGCGCGATGGCGTGGCAGTGATCCCAGTGACCGGCCCGATCTTCCGGTACGCCAACCTGTTCACTGAAATCAGCGGAGCCACCAGTACCCAAGTGTTGGCGACTGATTTCCAGACCGCGTTCGACGACCCCGCGATCAAAGCGATTATTCCTGTATTCGATACACCAGGTGGTGAAGCCACCGGCATCAATGAGATTGGCGATCTGATCTACAACATGCGCGGCCGCAAGCCTGTGGTTGCCTATGTCAGTGGTATGGCTGCCAGTGCTGGTTACTGGATAGCCAGCGCAGCCGATGAAGTGGTGGTGGATGACACCGCCCAGCTGGGCAGCGTGGGTGTGGTGCTAAGCCTGCGTAAGCGCGAAGACCGCCCCGGTGAGAAAAGCTACGAGATCGTTTCCAGCAACGCCCCCAACAAGCGGCCCGATCTGGAAACGGAAGCGGGCCGGGCGCAGCTTCAAACGCGAACCGATGAGCTCGCCAACGTTTTTCTCGACAAAGTGGCCCGCAACCGCGGTATTCCCCGTGAAGAGGTCAACGACCGTTTCCGCCAGGGCGGTATTGCCACTGGCGCGCTGGCGATCGAAGCGGGCATGGCTGACCGCCTTGGTTCGCTTGAATCCCTTATTGCCGAACTGGCCGGTTCCTCTGCCAGTAACCAACCCAGGAGCATCACTATGACCACCGTGAAAACCACGGCAGAGCTGCAGGCAGCGATCGAGGCCGGTACCGACCCCAAGACCATTCAAATCGCGGCGGCGGAAACCGTCGATACCGACAAGCTGCGCACTGAAGCAGCGGATGCTGAACGCCAGCGCTGCATCGGCATTCAGGCCTTGGCTATGCCTGGCTTTGAAAAGGAAGTCGCGGCGGCGCTGACCAATGGCGACAGCGTAGAAGCCACCGGCCTGGCGTTGTTCAAAGCGGCGACAGATCGCGGCATCAGCCTGCAAAGCATCAAAGGCGACAGCACTGAAGCTGGTACCACTACGCCGCCTAAGGATGACGACGCCTCCGAAACCGAGCGAGCCCAGGCGGTTGATGCCATCTCCAAGCGCTGGGCGAAGTAAGCCCCCGGATAACCCTTTACTGATAGGAGCAAGCCCATGCCTGGCATGACTCAAACAGCCCACCGGCAGCGCCAGTTGCGCGGTGGTGATTTCCCGGTTCGCTTTGCCACTGTGACGATCGCCGCGGGTGAAGTGCTCGAGGAAGGCAGTGTACTTGGTGAAGTCACCGCCAACGAAGAGTACAAGCTGAGCGCGTCCGCCGCCGCGGATGGCAGCGAAGCCCCCAGCGTAGTGCTTTGGGAAGACGTAGACGCGACCGAAGGCCCAGTGCCTGCGGAAGTGATGCTGACCGGTGACCTACGCTCAGCCGAACTAACGCTTGGCGAGGGCCACACCATCGAGTCCGTGCGTAAAGCGCTGCGCCCATGGTCGCTGTTCGTTCACTAAGTATGAGCTTAGCGGCACCCTTTTAATTTAATCCGGGAGAACCCCATGGACTTATTTGAACTCCGCACGATGCTTGCGGCGGTGGAACGTATGCCGCGGCCGCGTCGTTTTCTAACGACGACCTTCTTTGGTGCTGCGCCCATCATGGCGACCACCGAGCATATCGACATCGATATCATGAAAGGCAATCGCCGTATGGCGCCGTTCGTTCGCCCCAACCGTCCCGGTACCGTGGTCGATCGCAAAGGCTTTGTAATGCGTAGCTATAAGCCTGCTTACGTAAAGCCCAAGTTGGAGACCACTGCAGGTGAGTTACTGGTTCGTCAGGCAGGTGAGCATATCTATTCTGCGCGCACCCCGCTGGATCGTGCAGGTGATCAGCTTGGTCGTGATATGCAGGATTTGGATGATCGCATTAGCCGCCGTGAAGAGTGGATGATTGCCCGAGCACTCACTACTGGGCAGGTGCCGATCATTGGTGAAGGTGTCAATGACCTTATCGATTACCAGATGGATGCTGACAACCTAGTGACCGAAGCCACGCTTTGGACTGCCGCCGGGTCTGATCCCATTGCTGATTTGCGTAAGTACAAGCGTCGTGCAACCAAAAAGAGTGGGCGCACTGCCAATGCTTGCGTGATGAGCGCAGAAGCAGCGGATGCTTTCCTGGATAACGAAGCTGTCATTAAGAAGCTTAATACCCGCCGTGTGGATCTGGGGATGATCAAACCTGAGCAGCTGCCGGATGGCGTTTCCTACTTGGGTTACTTGAACGACCCTGGCCTGGATCTTTACCAGTACGAGGAGTGGTTCACGCCGGACGGTGAAGAGGATGACAGCGGCTTGGAAGATGAGCCAATGATTCCTGCCGGCGGCCTGATCGTTGGCCCCACCACCAGCCGAAACTCCATGCTTTACGGTGCAATCAAGGATGTTAAAGCCATCGAAGGTGGTCTGTTCGATGTCGATCGCTACCCCAAAAGCTGGCCCGATGAAGATGCCGGTGTGCGCTGGCTCTCCATGCAGTCAGCGCCGATCCCCGGCTTCCACGAACCTGACGCTTTTGTCTTCGCCAAGGTCGTCTAACTCACCCCGCCTAATGGCGGGGTGATTGGTTTCTGGGCATTCGTTTTTGAAATAGCCGTTTTTAATATCAGTGGAGGTTGTCATGGCAGCTAAACAATATGTGGTAGCGCGTGGGCAGATCGAAAAGGGCAAAGAAGTGCTCGCCAAGCTTGGTGAACTCTACAAGCCGAAGGATGCCGCCGAAGAGAAACGCCTGGTGGATGCAGGCGTGATCGCTGAGCTGGGCGCCCCTGCAAAGGGTAAGGGCACCAGTAAAGCCAAGCGGTCAGCGATACCGCCTGAAACACCACCAGGTGGTACCGGTGGCGATGGCAATGGTGGTGACGGTCAGGGCACCGGTACTGGAGGTGACTCTGGCGGCGGTTCTGGTGGCGAGTAATGAGCGCATTTGATGATGAGATCCTAGCGGGCCTTATCGAAATGTACCGCGATGCGGGGAAGCTCGCTGCCTACCAAGGCAGCGAATCTTCATCCCCTGAGCTCTACGTGGTGCTAGATCGTGGTTATGAGGTGTACGACCAGGATCAAGTCGCCATGCACGTTACCACCATTTCAGTGCTAGTCGCGGACGTGGCCACCTCGCGGCAGGGCGATACTATCGCCGTGCCGGGGCGCACCTGGACTGTGCAGCAGATTCTGGAAGATGACGGCTTTGAACGGCGGTTGTGGGTGTCGTAGCGCTACTGCAAGGGAGGTGACATGCCTAATTACAAGTTCGACTTGCGTGGCCTGCAGCAGCTTAAAAAGCAGTATGAAGATGCGGATGTAGAGCAGGCCTTAGCGTGGGCGCTTGATGGTAGCTCCGGCAAAGCCGCCACCTTGATTAGCCGTAATACCCGTAGTCGTTACACGGTGAGAGCAGCGGATATTAAAAAGCGCTTAAGCATACAACGTCACCGTCGTGATCCTAGGCGTGCGCTGCTTTACACAGGTCGCCGATTGCCGTTAGTGCAATTCAGCCCTCGGCAGAGGTGGGTATCAGTTAACCCAAACCGAACCGTTCAGTCTGGGCCCCGCAAGGGTTCCAAGATGCGCCGTCGCGGTGTGACGGTTCGGGTGAGAAAGGACAAGCCACGGCAACTGGTTCAAGGCGGTTGGCATGCCAAGGGGCACATCCTGCGGCGTAAAGACCGCGGCGATAATGATAGCCAACCGATCATGCGCTTTGGGCCCTCAATACCTGAGATGGTGGCCAACCCCTCAGTCATAGAGGCAGCCCAAGACCTGGTGCGTAAGGATTTGCCAGAGCAGTTCAGCAACCGGCTTGAATACATACTTAACCGCAAAGCGGGGCGCTTATGAACGATCCTGACATTATCGATCAGCTACTTCAGCATGTTCGCGATCAGTGCCCTGCCTTGGTGACTGTTGATGAGGCTTGGTTTGCAGAGCCGATCGACCACTTTGATGTTCAAACCCCAGCCGCACTGATCTATCTGGCAGAGGATGGAGCTGAAAGCGGTATTCGCAAGCTGCAGCCTGCCCAGAAAATAACGTTGAGTTACGGGATTTGGCTGGTGGGAGATCGTCAGTTCTTCAAGCCTCAGCGGCTAGCCATCAAGGATGCATTACTAGGCTGGGTGCCTAGTGAGCAGTACAGCCCGATGGCATACGGCAAAGGCAAAACTGAGGATATTCGCGGCAGTTTAATCTGGTGGCGTGAATTCTGGGAAGTGCAAACCACCCTGCGAGGCCCGCGAAGAAACAACCTTTAACCCCACAGCGAGGAAGCCCCATGTCCACGAAAAAAGCGGGCGTATGGCGAATTAAGAATGGCAAAAAAACCTGCATTCAGGAGCCAACGAAACCGCCCAAACGGTTGAAGCCTGAAGCTGAGTTTCAAGAGAGCACGCCGCCTGCCGATGTGCCTGCCGCTAAACCGCAGCCGCAAGAGGTAAACGAAGATGACCCCACTACTTGAACGAAAGAAAGCCCTAGTGGTTTGCGTAGAAGATGAATATGCCGTCGCCAAACCCATGAATGACGGCGTGCTGCTGCTAGTGGTAGAGCTTGATCACACTGCCTATGGCGGGAACACCGCTACCCGGCAGCGCATGAAAGAACATTTAGGCGGGGATGCTGAGGTTAACGTGGGGCCGATGGCATCGTTAGTGGTCACGCTTCCGTGGAGCGGTAGTGGTGCTCCTCCTGTCATTGGCACGGAAGTTACCGCCCCGGCGTTTACCGCGCTGTTGCGTGGCTGCCGCGTAGTCGTGGTTGAAGATTTGGATGAAGGCGAAGTGCGGCTAGAGCCTACCAGCGATGGTGACGGCGATTCGCTCACCCTGTATTACAGGCACGATGGTCAGCAACAGCGTATTAAAGGCGCCCGAGGCAACGTAACAGGCACAGGGGAAACCGAAGGCATGCCAACGCTGCAGGTCACCTTGCAGGGTCAGTATGAGCGTATGCAGTTGGCCGAAGAATTAACGCTTGAGGTAGAAAACCAAGCCGATGAAGTCCCAGTCAACTACGCAAACTCCACGCTAACCATTTTGGGTCACGATGCGATTGGCGAAGCGTTCAGCTTCGATATGGGCAATACGGTCAGCCATAAAAACAAGATGGGCCTCAATGCTCATCGAGTCTCGAATCGTGATTCTAGTGGGCAAATGACGTTTCAGGCACCGCGCATTGATGAGTTCGATTTTTTCGAGCTGATTGAATCACACCAAGAGGTCACTGTGGGCCCGGTTGTTTTCCAGCATGGAACGCAGCCAGGCAATATCGTTGGTTTCCGCACAGTGAAGACGCAGCTCAGTGGCTTGGCGGATCAGGACGATGAAGGCGAAACCCAATATCAGGTAACGGCTAAGCACTTACCTGATGCCGGTGATGATGAATGGGTGATGTTTTTTAAGTAATCAGTAAACGAAACACCACGACGACACGCCCGCCTGTGCGGGCGTCGTCGTTTCTGAATGACACATAATTTGAGGAACGGTTATGGCTGGCTATGTAGTAGGCGTCCCATCAGTAGTAAAGCTCATAAAGGTAAAGCGACCAGGTCGTGAGCTGGAAGAATTCTCTGCTGAAATTCGCGTTCATGACATGGATGAGCAGGACGCCATCTATGAAAAGCAGATGAAAGGCGAGCTCTCTGACAACTCATTAGTGCGTGAAGATGTGCTGGGCATGTGGGGCTTTGAAGACGCCAAAGGGAATGAGGTCGAGGCGGATGAAGCCTTAACCGAGAAAATCTTTAAAGACCCCTTTGCCCTGATGGCGTTGGTACGCGCATGGACGCAGGTACAGCAGGGCGTGCAAGAGGCCACCGAAAAAAACTAAAAGACCTCGCCCGGCAATGGGCACGCGGGCGGGGTAAAGCCAGCAACACCAAAAACGAACTAGCCGACGATGCCGCCGCCTGGGGATTTAAACTGCCCAAGCGATACACCCAGCCGCAGTCTCAGCAAAGCACCGTCATTTGGCCGTGTAATGCTGAAGCGTTTGAAGTGTTTTGTGATTGCGGCGGGCAGTGGCGTTATCTAACGCAGTTCGGTGCAAAACCTCAGCCCAAGGGGATCGAGCGAACCGCCCTGGCCAGCAGCATGGAGATGCTTGGCGTGAAGGATCGCCGCGCCACGTTGCATAAAATTCAGGTCATGGAAGGGGCTGCGTTGGCGGTGATGCGGGGATGATACTAGTCACTTTTAATTAAGTGCGCTAAGTTTACTCATTAAAAATAGGAGAGCTTAGCATGCCTGTTGTCTGGTTGATTATTTTGGTGGTTTTTTTGGTAACGGTTAAGGGTTGTATTTCGGGGGATGATGAGGAGCCCGCTACAGCGAACCGTTATTTCGAGGTAAAAGCTTTAGTAGAGCAGTCGGTTGAGGATGCCTTAAAGGATTCTGATTCAGCAGAGTTTAGGGGCTTCTTTCCTGGAGAGTCTAATGGGAACGTAATGGGGTGCGGTGAGGTTAACGCTAAAAACTCCTTTGGTGGCTATACAGGATTTAAACGATATGTAAGTGGCGGTGGTGACACTGTTGGCATAGAGGGTGAGACCAACGGTTTTGACGAAGCATGGGATGCTTTTTGTGAACCCTATGTGCATAGAAAGCCATAAATTATTATATTAAACATTATCAGCCCGCACCTAGCGGGCTTTTTTTATGCTCTAAATTCAGGTGGTTGCCATGGCGCGTCGTTTTGTTACTGAATTTGTTATCCAAGGTGATAGCTCCAGTGGTGTACGAGCGACGCGTGAACTGGAGCAGGCAAACGCCGATTTAACGCAAGAGATGCAGCGAGCTCAGCGTGAAAGCCAGCAGATGAGTGAAAGCTATGAAAGCGTGAGCGTTCATGCTGCTCGGCTTGCTGCGATTAGTACTACTACCACTGCTGCTATGGGTGCGATGGCATTAAGCCAAACGAGGAACATTGCCAACCAAGCGGCGCTTGCTAATTCGTTAGGCGTTTCCGTGCAGGCTCTTCAGCAGTGGGATTTTGCTGCTCAGGGTGTCGGTTTAGCGTCTGGTCAGATTGGCGACATATTTAAAGACACTGCAGAGAAAGTAGGCGATTTTGTTAACACAGAGGGCGGCGAAGCTGCGGATCTGTTTGAACAATTAAGCCTAAACGTTAACGAACTTAGAGCAATGGGGCCTGATCGGCAGCTATTAGCAATCGCCCAAGCATTTGATGAGGTGGGTACACGCGGCCAGAAGATCGCTTTCATTGAAGGGCTGGGGAATGACGCAACGCGATTATTGCCCCTCTTAGAAAACAATTCTGCTTTGTTGAAAGAACAGCTCGCCATTGCCGATCGTCTGGGCGTCTCGCTTCCTCAGGAGGATATTGAAAGTATTCAGCGTGCCAACCAGGCGCTTATCGAACTAACAGCTGTTGGTACCGGTTTTGCAAATGAGGTGGCCACTCAGTGGGCACCCAGCCTTGTCACCCTTTCTGAGGAAACTCAAACGCTAGTCGAAAATTTTGGCGGCATGGGTGAAGTCGTCAGCTTTGTGTCTGACGGAGCTGTGTTACTAAGTGGGGTGCTCGCTGGCAGGTTGGTAGGGGCATTAGCAGCAGCAACGGCGGCAAGCATTGCCAAACTCAACGCTGATCGAGCCGTGGCGTTGCAAGCGGGCGTTACAGCCGAGCGCGAAGCAGGCGCGGCTTTGGCTACTGCTCGCCGGTCTGAAGCTGAACGCGTTGCTGCTGTTAACAGTGCGACCATCGCGGCACAGCGAGCGCAGTCGGCAACCGTGGAAGCTGCTTCGCGCTTGCGTTCTATTCAGCTAACACAGCAGCAAATGGCGGCGGAGCGCGCTTTAGAAACTCAGCGTCTCCAAGCGCAAATCAGCGCTACTGGGCGTCAGCAATCTCTAACCAGGTTAGCGGAAATTCGCCGTGCTGAAATGGCCCTCACCACCCAGTCTGCAGCAGCACAGCGGGCTTTAACCGCAGCTGAGGCACAGGGCGCAGCCAGTACGCGCATGTTGTCTGCAGCGAAAGTGGATTTGTCGCGTGCGACAGCAGTTACCAGTTCTGCGGTAGCGGCCAATACATCCGCATTGGCGGCCAACACAGGCGCACAGAGAGCTATGACTGCGGCGAGCCGTGGCGCTGCGTCGGCATTAATGCTGGTCGGCGGGCCAGCAGGAGCGGCACTGTTGGCCGTAGGTTCACTGTTTTACTTCCGTGAAGAGCTTGGCCTGGTGCAGCCAGAGCTAACAGCATCGGCTGACCGGGTGGCCGAGCTGACGGGTCGTATTGATGACATGAGCCGTGCAGTGGTGCAGAACCGCATAGCTGAGCTGACCAGCGATCTAGAAAAGCTGAAAGCGTCGTTTATTGAAGTTACTGAAGTCGGCAGTGCTGCCGATAGTCAGCGTATTCGTGGCAGCGGTGTTCTAGGTGTTGCGCCTGGTGAAACTGGCCGGCAGGGTCGAGCAATTCAAAGTGCAGAGAATGGCATTGTAGCGGGCATACAAAGCCCGGAAACCCTGGCAGAAATTAGGGCTCACGAGAAAGCAATCGAAGAACTAGATGCTCGCTTTGAATCATTGGGTAGCACCGCTATCACCATCCCTCCGATTTTGCGGGAAAACGATGAAGCCACAAAAGCCGCCGCCAAGGCTGCCGAGGAAGCGGCGCGGAAATATGAGCGTTTCCAAAATAGTCTGCAAACCCTCCAAGACAAACTGTTCCCGCTAGAAGCTGCACAACGTCAATACCGTGAAGAACAGCAACTGATTGGCCTTGCCTTTGCGCGGGGAGAAATCGGCATAACGCGGTACCTGGAGTCAATGAATCGCCTGGAAGCCAGTACGCGCTCAGCGAAAGACGTGGGCGAGGCTTATGGCGTCAGTACTGAGCGAACAACACAGAAGGTCAACCAGGCTACTCAGGATCTAGGCTTTACCTTCGAGAGTGCGTTTGAAAATGCCATCCTCCAGGGGGAAGGGCTGCGCGGTGTGTTGAATGGCATCTTGGATGATATGGCGCGTATCGCTCTACGGGAAACCGTGACGGCGCCATTGGGTGGTGCGCTTGCCAGCAGCATTGGCGGTCTATTTGGGGCCAGTACCATTGCTGCCGGTAGTGCAGGGGCTTACGGGTCCGCGGGTTTTCTTGGTCAAGTGGGCTTTTCTGAAGGTGGCTACACCGGGCAGGGTACCAAGTTTGAACCAGCAGGTGTTGTTCACCGTGGCGAATTTGTTGTGAAAAAGAGCGTGGTGGAACGCCCCGGCATGCGCACCCTTCTGGAAACTCTGAATGAGGGGCGTGGCTATGCCGAAGGTGGGTATGTCACGTTACCCAAGCCAGCACCGCGACGTTACCAAGGCTATGCCGCTGGTGGTTATGTGGACGCCCCGCGCCCAATGCCTGAGCAAGCTAGCCGCCAAGCCAGCCGTGGCGACAATTACCGGTTGGAAGTGCATGCCCCTGTCACCGTTCAAGCCGCCCCCGGTATGAGCCAAGAGCAAGCCCAGCAGCAGGGGCAGGCGTTTAGCCGTGCCATTGAGAGCGGGGTTATTCGAGTGCTGCAGCGCGAAACCCGCCACGGCGGCATGCTGTACAAACGTTAGGAGATCGCATGGCCATTGCAACACTACCGGATATTCCGCCCGACTTCGGCGCGGAGCCTATGCCCGTGGCGAACGTTGATGAAGTGCAGTTTGGCGATGGTTATAAGCAACGCGCCTTGGCGGGCGTTAATGCCCGCCGCACGGATTGGCGGCTGGCCTGGACAGAGCTATACCGTGACGAATACGACACACTTTATCCATTCCTTGTCGAGCGGCTGAAAACGACCCCGTTTTGGTGGGTGCCCCCGTGGGAAACCGCCCCGCGTAAGTTTGTATGCGTTGAGCTTTCTGGCCCTCGGCCTACCTCAGCGCTTTACGCCACGATCAACGCAACTTTCGAAGAGGACTTCACGCCATGAGCCAGTTGATTGCCCGTGAGTCCCAGCAGCTGCAGCAAGATGCCATCGTGACGCTATTTGAACTAGACGCGACCCGCTTTGGTGAAGGGGTGCTGCGCTTCTGCCCAACACCGGTCGATGGTGGCCCGGCGATGTTTAACGGCTACCAGTACCAGCCATTACCGATTCAGGCCGATGGGTTCGAGTGGAGCGGGCAAGGTACGCTGCCCCGGCCCACGCTCAGCATTACCGCGATGCAACTAGCCTTTCTAAGCCTGGTGCTAAGCGCTGATGACCTAGTTGGCGCACCGTTCAAGCGGCTGCGCACTTACCGCAAGCACCTTGATGATGGCGACGATCCGGACGCTGAGGCGCTATTCCCAGTAGATCATTACACCATCGAGCGCAAACAGGCGCAGAACCGCACCGCGATTACGTTTGAGCTATCGGTAGAGATGGATCAGCAAGGCCGCAAAATTCCTGCCCGGCAGGTGCTGCGGGATAGCTGCACGCACCGTTACCGCTGGTGGGATGGCACCCAGTACCGCTATGAGGGTGTGACGTGCCCCTACGCGGGCACTGGCGAATGGGAGCCCAGCGGCAGCGCTGCAGATCCTGGCGATGATAAATGCGGTAAGCGGCTGAGTGATTGCCGCTTACGCTTTGGGCAAAACGGCGTACTGCCAACCCGCGCCTTTCCTGGTGTTGGCCGAGTGTGAGGTGATTTATGGATAACGAAACTACTCAGCAAATTGTGGCGCTTCAAGATCAGATTAAAACCTTGAATGGGGATGTGCAGTCTTTACGCGAAGCACTGGAAGGGAAGCAGGATCGAATAGTGCTTAAAAAGAACGTTATTTCATCAGAGGAACTAGCCGCAATTGCTGAAGAGGCCCGAAAGCGAGCGCGTTTTGATAGCGCGCTCGCTGAAAAAATTGCTACGAATCGCTCTTCTTAACGCGATCAATATCATCAATAAATCCATTGAGAGTAGTTGTGAAGATAGGTTTATTGGTGACGCCGTTATAGGTGTCCATATTGTCGATCTGCGACTGCATCCTCGCTACATAGCGTTCAGCATCCAAGTGACCTGATTCTTTAAGCGTTGCCGCTAAGCATCTAACTGCGTAAGAAACAGCTCTAACTTCGCTCACAACATCGTTGTTCGACATTCTCACTTACTCCTAAGTTAATGGAAGCTAGGAGAATCAGCTTAAGCGATGCTTATTGCAATGCCTCTAACGTGCGATGGGATTCCATACAGTGGTTATCATGTTTAAAGAATTCGCCGAACAGATCCGCGCCGGCGCGCTGGCGTCATATCCTAATGAAGCCGTGTGGCTGATTACCGCCGCCGGATGCCACCAGGTGGAGAACGTGGCCAGTAAGCCAACCGCCACTTTTCGCGTGGGCAAGTTGGAGATGGTCAGGGCACAGGCGGCGGGGCTACTTGCCGTGGTGCACAGCCATCCGGATTACCCCGACTGCCCGAGTGAAGCCGATATGCGCGGGCAAATCAGTAGCGGTGTGCCGTGGGGCATTGTGGCCACTGATGGCGAGCAGACGACCCCGATACGCTGGTGGGGGCATGATGAGCGCCCGCAGCTGGTTGGGCGTGGATTTGTGCATGGCATTGCTGATTGCTACGGGCTGATACGCGACTACTACGCAGAGAGTCACGCCATCACATTGCCTGAGTACCCGCGTTCTTGGGAGTGGTGGCGTAACGGCCAGGATCTTTACCGTGATGGCTTTGCCGCGGCGGGCTTTCGCCTGATTGATCAAAGCGAGGCGCGCCCCGGCGATATGTGGCTCGCACAGCTACGCAGCCCGGTACCCAGCCACGGTGGAATCGTGCTCGAGCACGGTTTGGCACTGCACCACCCGTGCGGGCGGTTGCCGGTGGATCCGTCGCGGCTGTCAGTTCGTGAGCCTCTTGGCCGCTGGCTGCCGTATATCACCCATTGGTGTCGACATAGCGAGTTAGATTGATGATTGAATGTCACTTGCACGGTTCCTTAAAGGCTCGCTTCGGCGGGCCTTTTTCATTAGCGGTGCGCGATACCGCCGAAGCGGTGCGCGCCCTGTGTGCCCAGCTTACGGGCTTTCGTGACGCGTTAACGCAAGGGCAGTGGCAGGTGGTGCGCGGTAACGTCGAAACCGGTACCGCCCTCAATGAGCAAGCGCTTGGGCTAGCGTTAGGCCATGCCGATGAATTGCACCTTATGCCAGCGATCGAAGGCGCTGGTAGTGATGGCGTAGGCAAAGTGTTGGCCGGTGCCGCACTGATCGCTGCTAGTTTCTTTGTGCCGGGCGCAGGTGCCTTCGGTGCCGGGATCATTACCCAGGGCGCCGTGGCTGGCCTAGGTGTAAGCCTAACCTTAGGTGGTGTCTCGATGATGCTAGCCCCATCGCCTCAGAGCAATTATGAAGAGCGCGAACGGCCTGACCAACGGCCTTCGTTTCTGTTCGATGGGCCGGTGAATACATCCACGCAAGGCCTGCCCATGCCCGTGATCTACGGGCGCATGAAAACCGGCAGCATCGTGATTAGCGCGGGCATGACCGCTGAGGAGCTAGACGCATGAGCGATCCAACGATGGATGAGGCTTATCAAGCGGATGTGCAGGCGTCGTTATACGGTGAAGGCGGTGGTGGTAAAGGAGGTGGAGATAGCCAGCGCACGCCGCAGGAAGCGCCCAACACGCTACGCTCCACCTCCAAGGCACGCTTGATTGATGCCATTGGCGAAGGTGAAATCGTTGGCCTAGTGAATGGCCTGAAGTCGGTCTACCTGGATGACACACCGCTGCAGGACGAAAGCGGTGAGTTCAACTTTCAGGGCGTCACGGTTCACACCCGAAATGGCGAGCCGGATCAAGCGCATATCCCCGGCTTTCCCGCCGTCGAAACCGCCAACGATGTCTCTACCGAGGTGACCCAGGAAGCGCCCGTGGTGCGCACCGTGGGCAACCTCGATGCTGACGCGGTGCGCGTGACCGTGCAGCTACCCGCGCTGAATGAGCAGAACACCACTAATGGCGACCTTGTGGGCGCATCCGCCACGGTGGCCATTGATGTGCGCCCTAATGGCGGCACCTGGGCAGAGCGCAAGCGCGACACTATCGCGGGCAAAACGACCAGCCCTTACCAGCGCACCTACCGCATTGACCTAGACGGCACTGGCCCGTGGGATGTGCGCCTTCGTCGCATCACGGCAGATAGCGACGCGGTCACGCTGAACAATGCTACCTACTGGGCAACGTTCACAGAGGTCATCGATGCCAAACTGAGCTACCCAGATACCGCACTGGTAGCGCTGGAAGTCGATGCCCAGCAGTTCGGCAACCAGATACCTGCCCGTAGTTATGACGTGAAAGGTTTGATCCTTCGCGTGCCGGATAACTACGACCCGGAAACCCGTGCCTACACAGGCTTTTGGAGCGGCAATTTCAAGCTGGCTTGGAGTGATAACCCGGCCTGGTGTTACTACGACCTGGCAACGAAAACCCGCTACGGCGCGGCGCTGGCGAATGTCGATAAGTGGGCGCTTTACCAGATCGCCCAATACTGTGATGAGTTGGTACCAGACGGCTTCGGCGGTGAAGAACCACGCTTCACATTCAACACCGTGCTGGCCAGTCAAGAGGAAGCTATCACCGCGCTGCATACACTCGCCAGCGCGTTTCGTGGCATGACGTACTGGGGCACCAATACGGTAATGCCGGTGGCTGATATGCCTGCTGACCCGGTGAAGCTGGTGACGCCGGCGAACGTGAAAGATGGCGAGTTCGTGTATGAAGGTACCGGGCTGAAAGCTCGCCATAGCGTGGCCCTAGTGAGCTACAACGACCCCAATGACAACTATCGCCAGCAAGTTGAAGTTGTGGAAGATGTGGTATCTATCGAGCAGTACGGCTGGCGGCCGCTGGAAATTAACGCAGTGGCGTGCACCTCACGCGGGCAAGCGCATCGATTGGGTAAGTGGACGCTAGCGAGCGAGCGAGCCGAAACCGAAACCGTTAGCTACCGGGCCAGCGTGGATCATGCCGATGTTCGGCCAGGTGACATTATCAGTGTCTCCGACCCAACCACCGCAGGCGCCCGTTTGGGTGGCCGTATTGTCGCCACTGGTACCGCCACCCTAACGTTAGACAAAGTACCCGAGGAGGCCAGTGGAGCTAATTGGTTTTTAGATGTGATGCTGCCCAATGGTGGAGTTGAGCGTCGCGCGGTTGCTGGTTTTAGCGGCGATGTTGTCGCACTGGCAAACCCGCTTTCATCCGCACCCATTACGGGGGCGGTGTGGATTCTATCTAGCCAGGCAGTTGAGCCGCGCCGGTTCCGTGTGCTTGCGAATATTGAAGAGTCTGCCCGGGTGTATCACATCACGGCGCTGGAGCATGACCCGACCAAGTATGGCCGCATTGAATTAGGGCTAGATCTACCAGAGCCGGATTACTCGCTGCTGCCTTCTGGCCCAGTGGTCGCGCCCTACAGCATTACCGCTCAAGCGTTTACGTATCTAGCGGGTGGTACCGAGCACCAGGGTCTAACGATCAGCTGGACGCCCAGCGATGACCCGCGTGTGTTGCGCTACATCGTGGAAGTGCAGGGGCCTAGCGATCTACGCTGGAGAACCGTTTACACCGAAACCGGTACCAGCGTAGATCTACGCGACGTAGAGTCTGGCCAGTGGATGATCCGTGTGCGTGGGGTAACGGGCATTGGCACCGCGTCACCATGGGTAGCTTTAACCACTAATATTGGCGGTTTATTGCTGCCGTTGCCACCTGACAGTGTTGACGTTGAAGTGGGTACGTTCACTATCACGTTAAGGCCGCGGGGCGCTTACCCAGGGCAGATGTACGAGTTTTGGCGTAGTAATGTCGCGCTTCAGCTTAACCAGATCACCAGCAACGCTATACGCCTTTCGGTGTCCACGGATCTTACCGATACCGAGCTTACGCCTGGTACCACTTACTACTACTACATCAGGGGCACTAACGCCTACGGCGTAAGCAGCTGGTACCCGGTTCAAGCCACCACTGAGCTGAATCCTGAAAAGATCCTTCAGGTACTAACCGATGAGATCCGTGAAACCCACCTCTACCAAACGTTGGCAGAGCGCATCGACAAAATCGACGGCCCTGAAACCCTCGACGGCTCAGTCGCCCAGCGCATTGCCGAGCAGGCCGCTCAGCGTGGTGTGGAGCTAGAAGAGGTGCGCGGGGAGCTGATCGAAGGCTTTCAAGCGGAAGCGCAGGCCCGCGCACAGGCAATTCAAGAGGAAACTGAAAACCGCACGGTCGCGATGACCGAGCTTAGCGAGACTGTCGAAAACGAGTTCGGCCTGCTGGGCTTGCAGATCAACGCGATTGCCGCGGCCTACGATGCAACGGCGGCGTCTATCTACACGATGACGCAGATCCGCATTGACGATCAGGAGGTGGTGGCCACACAGATCAGCCAGTTGGCTGGGCGCGTTGATGAAAACGACGCGCTGATACTCGACGAACGCCAGATCCGCATTAATCAATACAGCTCGCTGGCTACCCAGGTGGGCATCTTGTCAGCCCGTTTAGATGTTCGGCCTTCGCTTAATAGCGGCTTTGAGCCGGGTGCAGATTTCGATGCATGGAACGCGACCAGCGGCAACGCGATTAGCGCGTTGACTAGCGGTGTGTATAGCGGGCTGCAGTCTGCCTTAGTCACATCGACCACCGTTACCGCTAACGCAAGCACCGGTGGTGTGCGCCGTATCATCGCGCCTGAGACAGCGACTGAATTTGCAGGGCATGAGATCCGCCTTTCTGTTTACGCTAAGCAACCGGAGAGCGGCGCAGCAGCAGAGTTTGCACTGGCGTATCAAGTCGCGGGCGAGTCCGCCCAGTGGTATCGGTTTACGCCTGGTAGTGAGTGGGCATTTTACGATGTAGTGATTGGTGTGCCTGCTGAAACCGGCAGTGTGGAGCATGCCGTCTCAATTTGGGGCGACACCGCGGGTGGTGGCAGTGGTGTGCAGCTTGACCGCTTGATGGTCACGTTCGCAGAGATAGCCATCCCTGAAGTGACCGCCGCAATTGAGCAAATCCAGCAAGCCCTGGTCGATCAGGATCAGGCGCTGGCTCAAGAGTTGACTGGCTTTTCTGCCCAGCTAGACACCAACACAGCGGCCATTCAGCAAGAGATCACAGCTCGCACCACGCTGACTGACTCGCTGGCTAACAGCGTGCAAACGCTGCAGGCAGCAACGCAGGATAACGCCGCGGCGATTGTCGCAGAGCGCGAAGCGTGGAGCACTGAAACCGACGCGCTGGCAGAGCAGCTAGATCAACTGATAGCCGATGTTGGCGATGGCGGTGTTGCATCGATCGAAGAAGAGCGCCGCGTGCGGGCTAGCGAGGATGAGTATCTTGCATCGCTTCAGCGGGTGCTTTCGGCCGCTGAGGGCGTCAATTCAGCGAGCTATCAATTCCAGACGACAACACGTATCAACGCCGAAGAAGCCGAAGCCGTACGAAACGAGCAGCTGCAGGCGCAGATCGGCGAAAGCCTGGCCGCTATCGAAAGTGAAGCGACCGTTCGGGCGTCTGAAACAGAAGCGCTCACACAGCAGATCAACACCCAAGCCTCGGTCGCGGCGAACAACACGGCGCTGATTCAAACCGAGTCGACTACCCGTGCTAGTGCCGTGGGTGCGCTGGCTGAGCAGATCAACACTGTTCAGGTGGAGTTCGAAGACGAACTGGCTAGCGTGCAGCAAGCCACACAGGTGCAGTACAACCAAGCCACTCAGCGGCTGGAAGCGATGTGGACGCTGCGCATCGACAACGGTGGCCGGGTTAGTGGTATCGGCCTGGCCGATGATGGGGAAATGAGTACGTTCGGCATTCGCGCTGACCGTTTCTTTATCGCGCATCCGACGAATGAAAGCGCAGTGCTGCCGATGATTGTCGATAGCGGAATGGTGCTGATCAACAATGCGCTGATCCGGGATCTGAAAGCTAACAACATTGATGTCGATGACCTGGTGGTCAGTCGTGGGCAATCCAAAAACTACAGTGCTGGAACAGCTGGGTGGCGGCTAACGACCACCGGCGGCGAGATCAATTTCCCGATCAATTTTAACAACGTGCAGGGCGCCGGTGATCTCGCATCAAAGGACGGACTTAACTATGAGGAGCTAACAGGATCGACGGCACCCACAGTGCTTGAGCGCGCCAACGCGGCGCATCTGCGCGTTAACGATTGGCAGCGACCAACGTCTACACGCATCGACGGTAACAAGATTTTCACCGGGGATGCGTACGTAGACACGCTGCAGATCAAGGGCCAAGCGGTCACCGCTGAAGCGGACGCGACTACCAATGGCGGCATTGTTATAGCGCCTGCCAATGGGTGGGTGAATGTTCAGACGCTATTAATAGTAGGCAACTCCACCAATTCTCCGGTCTCTATTTTGAGTGTCGCTTTTTTGCGTATGAACTGGAGTATCCCCGACACGCTGGGGCAAGCCGTCCAGGCGCGCATCGTTGACAGCACTACTGGGGGCGCTGTAACGCCCACGTTCACAGTGGCTTCCACGCCGCCTGCGAGCACTTTTGACGTAGCAACGCCGATAGTGCTGGTGGGCAGGCTGTCTTCAAACCCCTCAAACAAGCAAATCAGCATGCAAGTCAGGGTATTAAAAATATCAGGGTCAACGATCAGCACGGCAAACTGCACCGTGTCCGGCAGATCCATGAAGGCCACGACTACTAAGAGGTAGCCATGAACAGGTATGCAATTGTTGACGATACCGGTCGAATAACCCAGCTATACAGCACTAATAGTTATTTTGTGCCGTGTGGCGACGACGTGAGTGACACCACGCACTACGCCGATAGTGCGAACGTGATACACGAAAAGCGCCCGCAAGAGTTTGGTCTGATAACGGAGGGCTTAACCGTCACGCTCACCGGCTTGCCCAGCGGTGTGAACGTTGAAACCAATGGCCTGGATACCGACACCGACGAAGATCCGCTAGAGATTACGTATGACGTGCCCGGTACTTACGAGATCAAGCTAAGCGGTCACGTTGAGTATCTGGATCACGCCCTGGAGGTGACCGTTGGCAACGATTAACGCCCACACGTTTGCGCGCCGTACCGATGCCGAGGCGTATTACCTGATGCAGATCGACACAGCTGCAGGCAATGCGCGCAACATCGACGCGCTACAGCAGGCGGTTTATCAGCGCAAAGCCGAAGAGGCGCGGCGCGGGAAAGGCCCGCTGATCGAGAGCGAGGCCAAAGCACTGGGCGTAGACGTTGCTAACGTGGCCGCCAAGGTGCTCGCTAAACACGATGAGTGGCAGCAGCGCGTTGATGCTATCGAGGTTCAGCGCACCAAAGCCAAAGCGGATATTCGCGCCGCCGCGACCGCCGCCGACATGCACCGTATTCACCAACAGTTTCAGGGGGCGCTATGAGCGCAGAGCAGGATTTAGCCAACGCTAACGTACAGATAGCGAACCTCATCACCGAAGTGACGCGGTTTCGCGACGCAGCGATGGGGCTCAACGATATTTACCCGACGATTACCGAGGGCCGCCAAACCGTTGCTGATGGTAAATATTTCTCGGTGCCCGGCAGCGGTGCGTATATGCGGTTGTATAGGCGGCAGGGTACCACCGCTGAGTTGATTGCCGAGTTTGCTGACCGTTCTGAGATCAATGGCATATTGGATCAGCTAGGGCCGCTACTGGGGCGCGGAGTGGTTGGTGGTAGCGGTGACTTGATGGCGAAAACGGCATTCGGCATTGGTAGCGCAGGCAGAGAAATAGGCAGCAATTCAACTGTGAATTTAAAAGCCCTAGAAAAAGGAATCTATTTTGCTAACAGGCCGGTAAGTGACAACGTATCGGGTCTTCCTGACTATATTGGAGGCGCTGAATATTCAGCACACATACCGCTAACGGGCTCGAGTCCTTCTTCCCCTATCAACTCAGTGCTGACCGTTATTCCGCTCCAAAAAAGAATCATCTGGGGGGTAAGTGACGGCACCGAAACTGGACTCGTGCCTCTTAAGGTTCTCTTTGATGATGACATTTTAGGAGGTGTTGCATTTGATGCAGGCACCCCTAGTGGCGGGCTTTTCGAGAAAGGTAGCAACGATTTAGGCCGCTATAGAAAAACCGCAGATGGTCAGATGCAGTGCTCTGTTAGGTATACCGGTACGCATAGCATAACAACCGGCGTTGACAATCTTTACAGATCCTCATTAATAACTGTACCTCTACCTCAGACATTTTCAAGCACGCTAGGGATGAGCCTTTCTGTGGTTCTAGAAACTGGTTCAGGCGCTGCTTTAGGTGCGTGGATAGGTAGAACGCGGGTTGTTAATACAAATACTATCGAGTTTTGCTTATTAGCAAGCGTTGCGATTACTGATTTAAGCGTCAGTGTTTCTATTAAAGCAGATGGCGACTGGGCATAAGGAGTGCTGATTATGCAGATTAAAATTATCGCAGTTAACGACGCGCCTGTTTTTTATAACATATCTAATGAAGAGATAAATGGTATTGATTTATCAAGTTTTCCCGAGGGTGCCAGTTATATAGGTACTTCTTTTATGCGGGAGAGTGGAATTTGGGGTCTTGATCGCGTGAATGGCGAACTGCACGTAACCATTGGTCAGCATGGGCTTCCTTACGAATGCAACCCTGATGGTAATAATCATGAGTGGCAAGGTGTAAACGAGTGGGTTGATGCTAACGACTTTGATCCTGACAGTTGCTATATCGTTGCCGCTAGTGCGCCCGAAGGTGCTGAGTATATTCGCCGTGAAAACGGCTGGACAGTAGCGATGCCCCAAACTGAGGAGCCATCTGCATGATACAGCTACAAGAGGGCGTGCACTACACGCTGCCGATTACGGATGCCGAAAAGCTGGATGACGCCAAGTCGGCAAAAATCAAAGAGATCAACGACGCGTATACAGCAGAGGCGCAACCGCTGATTAAAGAGTATCCAGACGTAGAGCAACAAACGTGGGCGCTACAAGACGCGGAAGCTAAGGCATACCTGGCTTGGCATGATGTTCAGCAGGGCGCTGCCCCGGCAACGCCCGTGCTCGATCAGATCCTAGCGGGTCGCAATGGCGACGACGGTACCGAGACGATGCACGAGTTATGTATTGCCGTGCGCGGTAACGCTGAGATGTTCACGCAGTTTCAGCAGTTGACCGGGAGGCGGCAGCGGCTGGTTAAGGCGGTGCGGGCGGCGGAGACGGTGGAGGTGGTGGACGGTATTAGTTGGTAAGCCCCAACCATCGAGCGATATTAGAGGAAATGTGTGATGGAGCGTGAATATCCAGCTCAGGCAATTATTGTCCGGCAAATGTGTGATGAGCCGAATTGCGCCGGCGAGATGCTTCGCCATGGCCAATCGGCCTTAATGACAGACCCTATGCAGTTCCCGCACAAGTGCAGCCAGTGCGGCGTTGAGCGCAATTACTTAGAAGTGTACCCATCGACTCGCTTCCGACAGATCTAGCTATTCCCCGCCGGCGGTTTTTTGAACCTTTTGTAAGAGATGGCTTACAAAAAAAACAGCGATCTCTTACATATGGGCTGCAGAAACGCTGCTACTGTGAAGGTGTGACGCCAGGATCGCCGCTAATAAAGCATGTCGGATGCGTCACGACACGGATGTTTTTGTGTATGTAGAAGGGACTCAGTATTGCCAGGGACGGCATACCTAAGTTTTAACGCACGCAAGCTCATCCCAGCGAGTCGTATATCTCGGCGTGCGATGCTCACAACGTAATTCCCAAGCGTTCTGTTTTCTAGGCATCCCCAGCCGCACAGTATTTTTGCCGTGCTCTCTATTCAACTTATCCAGCGTGGCCATCAACCGTTCGTTGCGTTCCCGCTTCTCATCACTCACTGGTTCAGCCAGCAGGCCCAACTGTTCATTGTCGTGGTCGCAGAGATCCATCAGCATCACGCCGCATTTTTGATACATGATGCCCGGTTTGAAAATCCTCTCCAGCCCAGCGATCGCAGTCCGAACAAGTTCACGGCTATCATCTGTGGGGTTTGGAAGTGGTACCACCAGTGATTTGCTATAGCTAGGCAAGTCCTGCCTGAATCGATTGGTGCGAACAAACACCATAATCGCTTGCGCCAAGCCTTGCTGCTTGCGTAGCTTCTCGCCGGCACGGGATGTATGCACGCGGATCGCCTCATGGAGATCCGCTTGGTTGTTAGTGAGGCGCCCAAAAGAGCGAGAGACCATGATCTGCTTTTTGGGCTCCGTCATATCATCCAGCGAGATGCAGTCTTCACCACGGAGCTCATAAACTATTCGCTCCATCACGACAGAAAAGTGCTTCCTTAGATGCTTGGGCGCGGCCTCGCGCAACTGCCAGGCGGTTTCAATGCCGAGGGTGCGCAGTCGGGCAGCGCTACGGCCAGCCACGCCCCATATCTCTGTGACCGGCAGCTGCTCGAGGAAAGCGCGGGTGTCGTTGCTATCCGGTTCCATAATAGCCACGCCGTTGAAGTGGGGTTCTTTCTTGGCGCGGTGATTGGCAATTTTCGCCAGCGTTTTAGATGTACTGAGGCCGACACTGACCGGGATCCCTGTATCTCGCCGCACCTGGTGCCGCATTGACTGGCACCGGTCAGTCAGCGTTTCGGGCTCGAAGCCCTCAAAGCTGAGAAAAGACTCGTCGATCGAGTAAACGTCTACATGTGGGGTGTGCTGTGAGAGGACATCAGTTACGCGGCGGCTCATATCACCGTATAGCGCGTAATTACTGGATAGGAGAATACACTGGCGGCGAATGTCTGGATCGATCTGATGTGCAGGCATGCCCATCGCTACGCCCAGTGCTTTGATCTCGGCTGATCGGGCGACGACGCAGCCATCGTTGTTCGACATTACACCCACGGGGCGACCTTCTAGCTTCGGGCTAAATACCCGCTCACAGCTAACGTAGAAATTATTACAGTCGACCAGTGCGATCATACCGAGAACCCAGGGGCTAGCGAGTGGATGTTGTGAGTGACCACGCCCCACACCTGGCACTCCCTGCCTTCTAACGGCATCGGCCGAAACTCAGGGTTAGCGGCAAAGAGGTAAGGGCGGTTGCCGATCGAGCCCAGCTTTTTACACGTGAGCTCACCATCTACACTCATGATCACGATATGCCCGCCCTTGGGTTCTAGTGAGCGATCGACTATCAAGAGATCGCCGTCATAGATCCCCGCGCCGGTCATCGATGTACCTTTGGCCCTTAGGTAGTACGTCGCGCTAGGGTGTTGAATGAGATGGGCGACTAGATCCAGCTCGGCTTCCAGGTAGTCATCCGCTGGCGATGGGAAGCCTGCACGCACTTCGCCGGCAGCAAGGGGGAGCTTTAACGGTGGAGCGGTGGTGTCGACGCGCCCGAGGATCGAGAGGTGCATGCTCATGCCATGCTCTCCTCTGGGTTCCAGCGTAGACGGATGTGCTCTGCAGCGTCATCCAGGGGGATCATAGTCACGTTCTCGACGGTTCCCAGGTCTTCCAGCATGCGCGACCAATCATCAGCGCTATCATCCTCCCGCCGGCGGATCTCGACACAGTGTTTTGATTGCGCCCCAGGGCTGCCGATCTCTTTCTGCACTCGCTTGACTAACTGCTCGTATGATTTGGACAT